GCCTGTAGTCCTCACAAACTACAATTTAATGACGAGTCTCCCTACTCGGAGAGGTTTAGTTCTTCAGCCTTGGTCCTACGTTATGCGGACCAGAGCCCCAGGTGCACGGCATAACCCGTACTGCAACCTGCAGGGTTGGCCCTGGAACGGCAGTTATCACGGCCGAACCAAGATAGGTAAGGTTTCCCCAGAGTCGGAGATCTTATCAGAACTTAGCCCCATCCGAGCCCCGCGACGCTATTGCTAGCGAGACTCCCATGACTGCTCTGAAATGCTCAAGTCGGGCAAGCAAGCCGACGGAAAGCCTCCAGGGCACACAGTCTCCCCAAGTACCTCTCCGACTCATACTCGATCGGAACCAAGTACGAACCGGAGCGTCCATTTCCCGGAACGACGGGGGAGCATAACTGACCGACAAAAGTCAGTATGCTCCGAATAGGTATCTTTCGATACCTATAACTCCGACGTACCTCCCCAATTGATGGGGAGAATACGTCTCTTTTCCTTCCTCCATCCCTCCCCCAACGCCAAAAGAAGTCCAAAAGGGCATCTTTTTCGTCTGGATCAGGATCCCCCTTAACCCACTCCAACTGAGGGTTATGAGCTAGCTGGTCTAGCCCAGGGAGAACACTGAAAACTCGTTTTTTCCTCATAGTCGTCTCGCGCCGCCAGGCGACGCGAGACCTACGGGTCAACTCGAGTTGGGAGGGAAGGAGGCCCCACTTACGACCTATCCTGGAACGAACAAAGGCGTCCGTCCAGGCCACCGAATGACGACATGCAGCCGCAGCATGCAACATACCGTCATAGGTCGTAAGAAACCCACCTCTCCTAAGGTGCTTGACTTCATGCCAAGTACCCCCTCTCCTTAGAAATGCCGTTGAGTTGACCTCAACGACATTCTCAGAACGTATTGTCTTCTGGTCGTTCAGACAATATCCAGAAGGATATTGGGAAGCCTGAACCGGAAGGTCGGCGGAGATGACACAGTCATCCCCATTGACCAGAATACGGTGATCCCCGCAGCCCCTTACTGCCCAACGGGCAGCCAGGAAACTGTGGAGACAAAGGAGAGGGAAAGAGAGGTAGGAACCCATCATCTGTCCATGTCGGACGATCTTGCCATCCACCACAGGGTGGAGGGACTCGTAGGCCAGCCTACGAACAGACCTCGGAATTTTGGTTGAACCAAAAAACAGAGAGTCCAAGATCACCTCTGTCACGCGGAGCGACAGACCGTCAGTGGCGTTAACCAAATCCACGGAGGTTTGATAACGCCCGACACAGACAGATGCCATTTTCTCAGGAGTCGGAGGACCGACAAGAAGCCAATCTGTCTCACGCGCCAAATGCCTGTACAGCATTTTATGGAGCGGAGCCAGGACGTCATTCCACTCATCAAAGATGAGTAGTGGACGCACTTTCCCTGCGGAAAGTACTTCTTTATACCTGCCTTGAGGCCACGGCATAGCCGTTTCCTCAAGGCAAGCACTCCTGAACTCCTCCTGCCTACCAGACCAGATCTGGTCAGCACGACGACGGTCGAACCGCGAAGTGCTGTTGGGTAGATGGTTCTTGACGAAAGAGCCATACTGCCTATCCCAACAAGCAGGAAAGAGTCGAGAAACCTCGCTTTTTACAAAAGCGAGGTACTCAGAAGATGGAAGGGGGGGGGAAGAGAAGGCGTTCGATTCCCACTTCGAACGCCCGGAGGGCACGTGGAGCCGGCAACCCGATGGCAGGTTGCGCTTAATGGAGTTTACGCTGTGCGCAAACTCCCAGCGTTCTTTTCGGCTCAGTCTTTTTAGGCGGACTAAGCCTTCCGAGTCACGCCGGCCGTGACACATCGGAAATTTTACAGAGGCACGTACCTTGCCCTGCAATAAAAGGTACTGGAGATAACTGCCCAACCGATCCACAGAAAGATCCGGAAGCTCGACGTATGGAATACCATACCGAACCCGAATGATCTGGAGACCGTTGTGAACAGTCATCTTTTCATCTCTCCTGCTCTTGGAGCAGGAGGGACAAAGTGAGGCTTGTGTAACCACTGGTGGTTTTACACGCAAGCTTGCGGTGCGCGTTGAGCGTGCGCCTGACATCAAAA